TTCGTGATACAGGTCGAAAGGCCGGTGGCGATATCGGCGGTGAAGGCGTTAAAGACGGTCGCAGAGGCTACCGTATTGGCGACTACCGGCTGACCGGAGGAGTTGATGACAAAGGTGCCGGAACCGTTAAAAGACATGGGTTACTCCTGATCGGTTGCAAGGACAACGCCCTGCGTCTGCAGCAAACGGGCAACCGCTTCACGCTCTTGCGGCGTAAAAGCGCGGCGCATCTTGCGCTCAAAATTGCGGTATGCAACCTGCGGAGCCGTGCGCCCCATAATCACATCACGCGAGATTTCACCCGCAGCATTACGAAGATACGGCAGCGATGCGCCAAGCGTAGTTGCGCCAACAGCAGCCGCACCGGGAAGCCCGCCGCCAAAAACGGCAGCGCCGCTTGCGCCTGCAATCGGAAGCAGCGAAGCCAATTGTCGCCCCGTCATAGGTTGGCGGTTGTCAAACACATCTTTTGCTGCACCGGAAATGTTCCGCATACGCCCGCCGCCTGCGGCATACCCCATGCGCGACGGGGTGGCGTCGCGGACTTCCTGAGAAAACTGCGAAGGCGTAAACCCTTCCGGCCTGTCGCCAGCGCGAAACAGCGCGCCCTCAAACACCTTAAGGTTTCCATACTTGCCGTCAATGTCTTTTACCTGCCGCATCACATCGGTAGGCAACTGCGACTCCAATGCTTCCGTTACGCGCTTTTCGGCGTTTTCAAGCATGTCTGCAGCCTTAAACGGCGCGTTTTGATTCTTGCGAAGCGCCCTCGCCTCTGCGCGAATACGCGACCGCAACGCAAAAAGGTCATCGCTCTGCAACTGCCGCCCGCGAAGGGCGCTCCACTCGTTTGCCAAAAACGAATTGGCGTACTTACGCGAAGCATCGTCACCCGGCGACCCGGCAGGAACCTTCAAAGCGTCAGAAAGCGCCACATCTTTACCCTGCGTCCGCATAATGCGCGGCGAAACAGGAAACCCGCGCCCAACCTCATACGCCTGATCGTAAGCGTCTAGGAGGTCACGATACATAGCCTGCGGGTCTTGGCGGGGCTGAACGCGGACGCCCGGTGGCGCGGCTTCCTGCGCGATTAGCGCCTGCGTCTGCGTCCATCCGCGCTCACGCGCCGCCTTGATGCGAGGGCCGAGGCCGGGAACACCCATCATGGTTTCCTCAACCATCGCCCAAGTGCTATCAGGCTGCATTTGTCCCGGCGTCAACTCCACGCCTCGACCCGTCAGGTTACGCGCAGAGCGAGTCATATCGCGGCCTCGCGCAAGCGCACTTGCCATAGCCTGCGCGGACGGCAGCGCGCCGCCGACAGCACCACCGACAAGAGCGCCGGTCATACGATTGTCCGGCCCAGACGCTACAGCGCCTTGCACAGCGCCTTCCGTCATTCCCGACAACGCGCCACGCGAAGCCATGCCAAGCCGACCAGTAGCACCGGCAACGCCCATGCCGACCGGCAACAGCGCGGCAGTTTCGCCAACAAACGCGCCAGCCTTGCCGGGGAGCGAGCCTTGCGTAATTGGCGCACCTTCCAACTGCATTTCGCGGACGCGATCCGGCTCAACCATGCCGAGCATTTCGCCAACATTGGCAGCGATGTTTCGCGCACCAAGTCCAAACCCGTAGCGAAATCGCTCCATCCCCGTAATCGGACGAAACCCGGTCTTGGGGTCATAGTGCATCGCATGGGGCTGCGTCTTTTCGCTTGTAGACTGCGACACTTTATGCGTCATGGCGGTAGCCGCGCTTGACTGCTGCTCTTGGGCAAGCCTGCGCTTAAACGCTTCAACTTCCTCTGGCGTAAACTCCGACATTACTTTTTCCCCTGCGACCGCTTCCAACGCTCGTACCGTTCATCCGGCGTTTCAACAACAACACGGGCTGGGTCAAGACTATAACTCTCCGCAAGCCCGCGATACCGCTCTGCCGTTTGCTCGGCAGAATTGCGCTGGTTGTTGTAGATGTTAGTCGCTTCGTTGCGGAACGACTGCCGCAGCGACGGGGCCATGCGCTCACCAGAAAGAATCCGATTGACCTCGCCCTGCACCCGTTCGCCAAACGAGCCAGACGCCGCAGCCGTTGCAAATTCGCTTTCGCGCACAACGGAATTGGGGTCAAGCAGTTTGACATACTGGTACAGCAGAGACATATCGCCCGCGCCATTGTCTGCGGTAGACATGATTTTTTTGTACGCATCAGAAATCGTGCGAAACGGCGCAGTCTGCGTGGTGTATTCGTCGCGCAGCGTGTTTTCGTTAGAAAAGGTCTGCCCGCGAGTCAGTCCGGTATCAACGCGAATGCTTGGCCCTTGCGGAAGCCGGGTTTCTTTGTCAATGGCCCGATCATAAACAGCCCGTCTCGGGTCGCCTTCAGGCAGCGCATTACGCTCGGCAATCAACCGCCCAAGACCGGACATAGCCTCGGCTTTCTGCCGCTCCGGTGCCTGCATCCCGGTTGCACGCTTGCCGCCACGCTTGCCGAACTGCACAAGACCCTCGGTAGTCTCAACGGGGGCGTAATACTCCTCGGCATCGGGGGTTTCCATCGTCCGCGCAAGCCTCGCCGCAAGCAGCGGGTTTCCTTTCATCGCAGCCACGCCGCTAGAGGTCATCGCAAGGCGCATGATATCGTCCTGCGTAGGCGCAGTCCCGATGCGACCGGCAGGCGCAACCTCGGTCAAGTCCTCGACCTTTGCGGGGCCGATACGACCGGCAGGCGTAACCTCCGTCAACGCCGCCTCGGTTTCCGGCAACCGCCCGCCCGTCAGCAACCGCGCCAACTCCGCCCCGGTGCGCGTAGCGGCAGCGCCCGCCTTCTCCTCGGCCTCGTCAGCCTTACGCGCTGCACGGGCAGACAGAAACGCCTGCAAGCCCTGCACAAGCGGAGCAGCGGCAGGGATAGGCGCAACGCCCACATCCTGCGGGGTGTACGCTTGATTGGCGAGGGCTTCAGCCATCCGGCGACGGCGACGAGCCTCGACCATCTGCTGATCGTAAGCAGTCGGCGCGTTGAACGCCTGAACCTGCTTGTAACGGTTATCTGCCATTCATGCCACCGTAAGGGTTGGGCTGCGTGGTCGGCGCAAGGCTGAAAAACTGCTTTTTCTGCCCGTTCGCCTGCGGCACCGAAGTCTGGTTCTGAAGCAACTGCGCGAGTTTCTGCGGCTTGGTCGGGTCGGCCTGCCCCGCGTACATCGTGTTCATCGGATTCATGCCTTAACCCCCACCCGGCTTGCCAAAGGGACTGCCGAAGAAACCACCACCCGCCGCAGCGCCGAGGCCACCCGCGAGGCTACCGTACAACCCCATCTTGGCGTTGTTCGCCGCAACCTGATTCGCGTAGTTCTGTTGCGCGAAGTTACCCGCCGCCTGCGTAGCGCCGAAGATAGGAGCCGCCGCCACATCCGCGCCCTGATAGGCTTGGAACTGCGGCATCTGCACCTGTGCGCCGCCCATGATTGCCGCAATCTCGTTAAGCGGCTGCGACCGTAGCGCCAACTGTTCCTGCAGCGCCGCCTGCCGCTGCGCGTTCTGGAACGATGCCGCTGCCTGCGCCTGATTGAACCGCTGACCCTGCATCGCCGCACGAGCCTGCGCTTGCTGCAACGCCGTCTGCTGGTTCTGCGCGAGGGCAGCGTTATACAGCCCTGCGATATCCATATCCTGCCCGAACTGCTGACCGGCAGCGGTGTTGTACGCCCCCGCAGCGCCGATGCCCTGCTGGAAGTTCTGCGCGATGGCCTGATTGCCTGCCGCCTGATTCTGGAGCGCCGCTTGGAACGCCGCCAACTGCGCCTCGTTGCCGAACTGACCGGCCTGCGCCCGCTGCCCGAACGCCTGCCCCTGTGCTTGGTTTTCCGCAGCCTGACGCGCAAGGGCGTTCTGGAAGTTCTGTTGCGCCGCCGCGTTCTGCGCTGCGGTGGCCTGCTGGCCCGCGCCAAAGCCCGCCAGAGCCGCTTGATTGGCAAACCCACCCAACGCCTGCGCCTCGCCCAAGCCCTGCTGACGCGCCGCCATATCGAGGTTCAATCCCTGCAACGCCGCTTGCGTCCGCAGGTCGTTTTCCTGCTGCTGCTGTTCCGTGATAGCAGCGTTAAACGCCTCGCCGCCACGGACAAGACCCTGATTCGCCAACTGCGTTTCAAGTTGCGCCCGCTGACGCTGCAACTGCGGGTCGAGGCGCGACATTATGGCCTGTTGCGCCGTCATACCGGCGTTTACGGGCATCGCGGCAAGGTTGGAGGTATCCAACTGCCCCTGCAGCCCCGGCGCATTCGGCCCGCCCTGCATCGCCGCAGCAGCGCCCGGTGCGCGGGCAACATCGCCCACGCCCGTCAAGTCGTACTGACCGCGAAGCGACGGAGCGCCTACGCCACCCTGCGCGAGTCCGTACTGCCCCGCCGTAGGGCCAAAGTTGACCGGCAGCGCGTTCACGCCCGCACGAGCCTGACCCATCGCGCCGAGATCCGGAGCCTCGCCAATGTCGCCGTACCCGCCGAAGTTGAACTGCTGCGCCGGAAGCCCCTGCGGGGTGAAGTTGGTGCCGTAGATATCCGACACGCGCCCGATGGCCTGCTCACCGAGGCCGGACAGCGCCCGCTCTACCCGCTGCTGCGCCTCTAGGGTCGCCTGCGCCTCGGGGGTAAGGTACTGCTCAATCATGGGCGTATCCAAGTCCACCATTTCGGTGAACATTTCGCGGGTCGGCATCACCTCGCCCATATACTCGCCGCCGCCATAGCCCTGCGCCGCACGGGTGGCCGCACCCGGCCCCATGCCGGACTGGTCAAGGCGACCGCCGCCGAGAAGCATCGCGGTCGGAACCTGCGACCCGGTGGGCAGCGTGGTGAATCCCTGCGAAAACTCCCGGTCATCCATGCCCAACGCTTGACGCCGCGCAGCGGGCATCCCTTCGGCTTTCGCACCGCCATACAAGCCCATAGGCTCGCCGCCCATCTCCACGCGCTGACTGCCGCCACCGGGCTGCATCGCGCCACCGCCGATATCAACAGGGGCAGAGGGGGGCGGGGTGCCAGTAGCCGGTGCGCCGGTAGTCTGCGGCTGACGCGACCGCCAATTTGCCATCGCAGCGTCATACGCCGCACGATTGAACTGCGGACGCCCGAAGGTCACGCGCTGCCCGCCAAGCGGGGTGATGACGTTAGGATTCGACAGCCGCGCCGTGAGCCGCGCTGCCTCTAGGTTGGCGATGCCCTGCTGCTGCGCAGCACCCGCGTAATCAGGTGCCGGGGGAGGTGCCGGTGACTTTTTGCCCATATCTCGCGTCCAAGTAACGACACGCATCGCGTGTCATCGTCAACATCACAAAATCTCCATCGGGACGCGCATCCTTGATGCGACCTTCCTCGATGAAGCCCATTTTCTTGACTACCCGCAACGCTTTGGCGTTTCCGCTTGATACAGGCGCGATGATTTTCCCAACGCCTGCAACATTAAACGGATAGTCAAAAATCGCTGCTAAATAGCGTGATGTGAGTCGGCCCGCGATGACGATGTGACAGACAATGCTTGCGCCGCAGTATTCTTCGTAGATTACGCCAGCGACAATTTGCCCGTCACGCTCTAACCCTATCGCTTCCGACCTTTCCGCGAAATAGCCTCTGCCTAAAACCTCTGCAACCCACGCACCAACTGGTGCGCCTGTGATTATACGCCCGCCCATCCGGTTTGGAAAACCACATCGGTCGCCGCCCACTCAATCTGCAAGCCGGACGATGCCGACTTCAACTGTAGTGCGCCGCAATACCCAATGCCGGTAATCCCCTGCCACGCATTAGTGATCTGAAGGTCTGAACCCCACAACATCGAATCCCACAGCCCAACGCCCCACGCGCCAAAGGCTGAACCCGAATAAGACAGCGCGGAACTGGTGTCCATCGTGTCAAAGTCGATGTTCATGCTCAACTGCACTTGCGGTTGCCCGTTGGTAAAGAGCGATGGACGCGCGCGGGTAAAGTATTTCTTGACGCCGCGACTGCCAAAGTAGTTAAACGCCTGCAGGCAGTTTCCGGCGATGTTTGCCGACCCATCGGTATAGCCGTCATCCCACGCCTTGCCGACAAACCCGGCACCGCCAAAGTAGGGGTTTCCGTTAAAGATTTCCCAACAGAAGGCCGACCAGCCTTTGAACTTGCACCACGAGGTTGTAATGGTGTTCATCACATACTGCTCTTGTTGCCCCGTGGCAACCGGCACGTTTACCCATACGGCAGCATTCTTCGGGGAGTACACAATCTGCCACCCGAACGACGAGCCGTAATTGACCGTTGCAGCCGTGATAGCGCCTTGAATTTTGTTCGACAGCGCCACGCGCGGGTCGAGGCGCGAGGACTGAAGCGACTGTGCAAGCGGCATCAGGCCGTCATAGGTCAAAAGCAGCAGGTCGCCCGCGTACTTGAGCAAACAGCGATTGCCAATCGGCGCACCGAGTTTCCAGATGCCCGCAAGCGCCCACGTTGCCGCGCTCGACGGGTCGGTTCCACGGTAAACAATGACCTCGCCCTCGCTCGTCACAAATACGAGGTTGTCATCAACGCCATATCCGGCGTCAATCGTCCAAGTGTCAAGGTCAACCAACACGCCGCCAAGTTTGGCGACCGAGGACAGGTCAAGGACAGCCGCCGCGCCGCCCGCGCTAGAGGTCGGCAGGTACCACGCTTTCAGCGTATTCTTTTCGATGAACCACACGCGATTCTTAAACAGCGTGACATTGGAAAGGTTGGTCGTAGTGACGCCCGTGATCGCCGGGGTCGATACGCCCGTAATTGCCGTCCAAGTCGTGCCGTTGTAGAGGCGCGGCGAGTCCGCCCCGTTGACGGCGTACATGAAGTTACCGGCCGCCGTAGTGAAGTTCACATACTCCCACCGGGCATTAGACAGGCTTGACACCACCGCAGCGCCTACAGCGCCCTGCGTGGTCACATCGTAAATGGCATTTGGAGCCGTCGCAGCGGCAAACAAGCGGCTCGTCGTAGCGCCTGCGTAGTGCATCAGCGTTTCAACCTGCCCGCCGAGGCCGGTCGCCCAAGACTCGTAACCGCCGCGCAGCACAACGCTCGACACGGTTGGGAAGAAGTTTTCCAGCGTCACGGCGTCGGTTTCATCCATGTTCGCAAGCGAGTCACGGGCATTCCACCCGCCCACAGGGGCAGGCAGGGACGCCACAGACGCCGCATTACGCTGAATGAGTTGCCGACGCGCCATCAGTCAATCCCGTAGCCAGAGTCCGGGAGATTGTCGTAACCGATCAGCACCGTACCCGGGCGCGGGGCAAAGGACAGGTTCGCCGCGCTTGTATCCTGCGCGATGCAGGTTTCAAGTTCCTGCAAGTAGTTGCGATACATGGCGGTCGTGTCAAAGCCCTTCGCCTCAAAGTACTTGAGTTTGGTGGACAGCACCATGAGCCGGTCGGGGTAAATGCAGGTATCCGAGTCGGCGGTAAACGAGGTCTTTGGCGCACCCGCCGCATCCTCGACCCATGCGTTACTGCGGTACTCAAAGCCAAGCACCTCGTCGTAAGAGATACCCGGCCAAATCTGAAAGTACTTGCCGAGAAGTCGCCACCGGATACGCGGGCCGGTTGAGATATAGCCCGACAGCAGCCATTGCCATTGCTGCGCGTCCTCGGGGCCGAGCAATTCCCAACGCTTGCTCTTGTCCCATTGGGTACGCGGGATGATGGCATCGTAATCAGCAGGCAGGTCGTAGCGCACTTTCTGGAAAGTCACCACGGCACCCGTTCCGTCAGCCGTGACAGCCTGCGAGAGCGTGACCGTGGTGCCGTTGTTCACTACGCTGATGTAGGTGGCATTAGGGATGCCCTCGCCTACCACCTGATAGGTCGTATCCAGTCCCGCCGTAGATGGCACCGTGAGCGTCGTAGAGCCGTCTACCCACGTTCCCGTAGTCTGCGTCCATTGGGTCGTGATCAAGTGTTGACGCACCAACTTGCGCCAGTCACCCCGACGCAGCAATTCGTACCCGCTGGCGTTCATCAACGCAAGAATCTGCACAACGTCTTGGTTGGTGTTGCCGATAACCGCGTTAGGCGTACTTACGCCTAGTTCGTTAGTTACCTGCTGGACAAGTTGAAGCATCGTGGTCATGGGTTATTCTTCCTTGCGCTTTCTCTTGGATTCTACCAATTCGCGCATCTGTTCCTGCAACGCCGCCAACTGCGCCCGCGTTTCCTGCAACTCTTTATTCGCCTCGGCACGATTCTTGTGCTGAAGGAACATCCGCGCCCGCTCACGCAGACCCGCACCACCCATGCCGATACGCTGAATATGGGCGTCCGAGGCCGTGGCGACCTGCTCGACGGTCTGGAACTTGAGGATGTGCAATTCTTCCATCTGCGAACGGTTGAACTCGTCAGGGGCGGCGCTGTGCCAGTCCGAGAGGGGCGTTCCGATCACCGGAGCGCCGTCGCTCTGCTGCATCTGAAAGTGCAGCCATTGACGCGGGAACCGCTCCTTGTGGTCATCGCGCACCGGCTGTTCGACGATGTTGGTCTTGTCGCCCGGTACCATGATGCGGACAAAGGGCTGACCCTTGTAGTCCTTCAGGTCGGACAGGTAAAACTCAACGTGAAGGAAAGAGTCCGCGTTAGAAACGTCAGAATCAAGCATGGTTTACTCCTGTGGGGATTATGCTTTAGCGCCTGCAACGCCGTACCACTTGTTGAGTGCTACGGCAAAAAAGATGCTCACATGGTCGCGGGCGACCGATGCGGAAGGGTTCTGGTTAATCGTGGACGCTGGTTCAAAAGCGTAAACCGTCAGGGCATTGGTGCCGCTGTTGGCGATGTAGATAACCGCGCCCATTTCGGTCGGCGGCAACCTCACGCCCGATCCCGATGGCGTCACGTCCACCGAGTTATAAACATGGGTCAACTGCAGCGCCGTTGCTTGCGTTGAACCCGTCGCGGTAAGGTCATCGACGCCATCGCCGCAGATTGCTACGGTCGATAGCGCCGATGCCCCCGCACCTAGCACACGGCTAGGTATCGTCATGCGCCGAGGACGCTAACCCAAGTGGTCGGGCTGGTACCCACGAACACGCGCCGCTTGGTCGTGGCAATCGCCACGGAAGCAGCGCCGTCAATGGTTCCCGAAGCCGGGTACACCGTCAGCGAGTTCGCACCGTCATTTGCCACAACGCTCATCGCACCGGCCTCCGCAGGCGGCAGGCGAACGCCCGTGCTTGCAGCGGTAGTGCTGACGACATTGTTAACAGCCGACAGCGCAAGCGCCGTTGCAGAGTCGGTGCCAGCAGCCGTAAGGCCGGTAGCAACATCGCCGCAAATCGCCGTAGCCGTCGAACCCGGCTGACCCGAACCCAAGACGCGAGAAGGATATGCCATTCTGCTCTCCTGAAAGGAGGAGGCGGGTTTTACCCCGCCCCCTGTGGGTTACACGCTAGTCGCGCTGAACCAAGCCACGTCGCCAGTCGCCAGAGCGACCGGAGGCGAGGTGTACGAGCCAGCCGTCGCCGTGACAAGGAACGTGGTCGTGTTGACCGTGCAAGTCGCGGTGCTAGCGGTAATCGTCGCATTGGCCTGCGCCAACACATAACGACGACCGTTCGCACCCCAAACCTGCAGACCAAGCGGCCCGATAGTCGGAACAGCCGTGCCAGCCGAGTTGAGGTTGGTGTCGGCCTTGTCAAGCAGCGCGGCACCGATAACCGGAGTAACTGAAAAAGTCATGGTAGTTGCTCCTATTAAGCGATGAGGACGCCGCTAAACTGCGGGCCCGACGAGGTGAGGTTACCGGCCCAACCAATCAGTTTGACGACCGCATCCTGATTGACCGACTGACGCTCGCCACCAATCGGCACAAAGTTCCGATCCTTGTGCGGACGGAAGTGCAGATACTTGGTGTTGAGGAACCACATGTGGTTCGCGTTGCCGGAGCCGCTGTTGTAGGTCGAGGAACCGATACCACCGTCCAGCACCACGTCCGAAGCCATGCCCGCGCCAAAATACTTCAGCGAGGCAAAGCCAGCGCCAGCCATGCCCGAGCCTTCGCTAGAGATACGCTGGATGGCCTGCAGGCTCTGGAGGTACAGACGGTAGTAGTTGCTGTCAGCCACGATAAGGTCAGGCTTATCGGTGCCGCGCACCAACTGAACCGCCAGCGAATCCATGTACTGCTGGATGTTGGAGGCCGTGACAGCAGCGCCGCCATCGGTCACGCCGGAGAACTTCTTGCTCTGCCAGAACGACCAAGTGGCGCGGTTGATGCCGCCGTAGGTACCCGAGGACGGAGCATCGGGGACAGCCGCAGCAAGGCCCGTGAGGTTCTTGCCCGAATTGCCCGTGCCGTCGCCGTACAGGTCGCCGCTGATGCGGTTGGCCAACTGCGCCTCAGCAACCGACATACGGCCGTCGAGGAGGTCGATGATGGCCTCCTTACCCGAGTTCTGGATCATCTCCAGACCCGAGATGGTCACCGCCGCAGCGTACTGCGTGATGCTGAACTGCGCCGCCGAAATGGGCGAGTTCTGACCGACGTTCAGCACTTCGTAACCCGAATAGGAATTCGTGTTGTTCGTGGTGCTGTCGTTGTACATGATTTCCTGAAGGATGACGTTACCGCCCGAGAACGTCTTGACGTTCCCGCGCTCCTTCAGACGACGAAGCAACGCATTGTTGTTCGTCACGTTGTCAGCGAGTTCACCCGACCGGCTCTGAATGTTGGTCGCAATGATATCGCTGATACTGGAATTGGCAAATGCCATGTTAAGACTCCTGTATCAAGTGATTAAACACGGTCTGCGAGGCCGTCAAATGCTTCAGCCAACATAGACCGACGATCTTGCGCTTTGGGAGCCGTGTTCGTTCCGGGTGTGGAACTTCTGACGCTGACCGCAGCCGCCCGTGCCGCTTTCGCTGCACGATTCAACTCCGTTGCCTTCTTCGCTTGCTCTGCAGCCTGTTGTGCGGACTGCACTCGCTCAAAAAGCGCCGGGTCTAGGCGTATGGCTTTATCATACGCTTCGTCAAGTGTGGATGCCAAACCGCTCTGCAGCAGGTTGACCATGACAGGCCGCGCATCCTCAAAGTGTTCAGCCTTCGCAGCGAAGTCGTTGATCTCCGACAGCAACACAGCGTTCTGCTGCTGTTCCTGCTGCTGCTTCCACGTCAGAACTTCACCGCGAACCTGCGCCAACTGGTTTTGCAGCGCGTAAAGGTTCTGGTCAACAGCCGGGGCAGGCTGCACCCCGCCGAGGTTTACCCCGTACTGCTGCGCCAACTGCTGAAAGTACGCCACGCGCTGTTCAGGCGAGGACGTGCGGAGGGTGTAATCAGCCTCCATCAACGCTTTTACCGCTTGCGCGGGCTTGATGCCAAGACCCGCAATCGTAGTCTCGTACGGCGCAATGGCCTCCTTCATCTCGTCGGCAAAGGTCGCCTTTGACAGCAACGGCTCGACGCCTTTACGCATCTGCTCCTCGCGCTGCCATGCGTATTCCTGAATCTTGGGGTCAGCCTTTGACCAATATTCGTGGTATTCCTTCTTCCACGATGCAGGCGGCTTGCGCCATACGGGTTCCTCAACAGGCTCCGTAACCTCGGGTTTCGTTTCGTGCTGCGGTTCTGCCTTTACCTTCGGAGCAAACCGCCCCGACTCGTCGCGCACCGTTTCAACGGGCTTTGGGGCTTCGGGCTGTTCGCCCGACAACTCCGCTACGGTTTCCACGCCCTCAAACTGCTCTGCCAACTTTTCGCGCCGGGTATCTTCCATCACTTTCTCCTGTGGGGATCATTGGTGAATCGCGCATTGTCACGCAGTCTGTCGAGGATGCGATTAGCCTCGGCGTGCGTCATGCCTTGAACCTGTGCAATCAAACGCTCTTTACGGGTGTCCTTTACCTCGGGGGCGCGGTAATGCTTGGTCGGGTCATCGTTGCCGACCTCCACGCAGCCGTAAGCCTTCAACATCCGACGATGCTGCGACCGCGAGGTAACCATCTTGCCGTCGAGCATCGACTTGTACGGCGTAATGTCAGGTTGGACATAGTGGTACTGCCCACCCTTGCCCTTTACCCGCTCGACCAACTCGCCGTCATTCCAAACGTAGGTGCGTTTCATAAAAGCAACAAAACCTCTTCGTCATCCATTTCGACATACGCCTCGTAAAGCCGATTGGTAGCCTCCAAGTCGGCCAAAAGCGCGTCCCAATTTACGGTCGCGGGCTGTAGCGCAATACCGGGCGTTTTGGGCGCATCCACAAAGGGGGCTGCGATAGCCGCCACCACCTCGGGGCGACCCTCCAGAAGCACCTCGTATGCGTCCTGAATCTGCGCTCGACGCCTGCGCCGTGTTTCGGTGTCATCGTCAAACTTTTTGCGGCGCTTTTGATCGCCATCGTGGGTGTCAATCACCACAATAGGCGTTGCAGAGAATACTAAATTGGCGTTGTTACCCGAGTACGAGTAAACCCCGCCGTCAGCCAAAAGCGTAAACGCACCTACGGGCGTGTAGGTCAGGTTGGCATTGTTGCCGCTGTACGAATACACCCCGCCATCAGCCACCAAGACGCGACCAAACAGCGTGTTGGCGTTGTTGCCCGTGTACGAATAAACGCCGCCGTCTGCGATTAGCCGCCGATTGAACAGCAGGTTTGCCGCGTTGCCCGAGTAAGCGTACGTCCCACCGTCTGCGACCAGCCGACGACCAAACAGCGTGTTAGCGTTGTTGCCGGTATAGGTGTAGGTGCCGCCATCGGCCACCAGCCGCCGATTGAACAGCACATTGGCTTCGTTGCCGGTGTACGAGTACGTCCCGCCATCTGCGGCGATGGTGTACGCCCCGATGGGCGTATAGGTCAGCGTAGCGTTATTGCCGCTGTACGAGTAAACGCCGCCGTTGGCGGTAAGCGTGTACGGGCTGCCGGTGGGCTGCGGGATCAGGTCATCGACAAACCAGCCTTCTGGAAGCGCCTGCGTGTCAAACCACGCCTTCGGCTCCAGTTGCGGGTCAAATGTGCCGACCCGTGCCACGGGTTACTCGTCAGCCGGGGGATTTGAAGGCGGCGGGTCAACCGGGGGCGGAGCGGGCGGAGGCTCGACCCACTCGCCGTCGATGTACGACCAGCCGGGGCTGACCTGCGCCGGACACTCCATCGCCACCTGACCATCGGGCAGGTCGTTCCACGGCGTGATGCCGTCCCACACCGTTACGTTGACCACGAAGCCATCGGCCTCGCGCACGATTGCAAATCGTCTCTTGTTCACCATGTCATGATCACCGCGTAACCGTCGCCACCTTGACCGCCGCGCCCACCGAGGCCGGGGTTCATTCCGCATCCGCCGCCACCGCCGCCGCCACCGTTGCGGCCGCCGCGACCGCCGTTCGCACCAGCCGTAGATGCTGCAACCGTAGTGCCGCCACCGCCACCTCCGGTGCCGCCGTATTCGTTCGTACCGTCGACGCCGTTCGCGCCCGCCGTTGGAGTCGCGCCAGAGGTTCCCGCAGCGCCGCCGCCGCCCGATGCAGTCGAGCCGACCGTGGGGCCAGTCAGTCCACCGGCAGAGGCATCGACAACAGCAGGAGTTGCGTTGTGATGCCCACCAGAGCCACCGCCGCCGCCGCCCCATTGGGAACAGCCACCATCGAACGAAGCGGGCGTTGCACTACTACCACCGCCTGCGCCGCCGCCTTCCCAAGCGGGGCCGACGGTTGCGCTGTTAACGCCCGTAATGCCAATCATCGAATAGCCAGCGCCTGAGACAGTCCCCGCGCCGCCCGAATGAGAGGACGCGCCCGTGCCGCCCACGGTTGCTGCGGGAGTATTTGAGCCGCCTTGGCCGCCGCCGCCGCCGCCGACATTCAAATACGCGGAAAATCCTGTGGCAGACGCATTTCCTGATGTCGCAATTCGTGTGGGCTGTCCAGCGCCGCCAGCCTGACCCGCACCGCCAGCAATGCTTGGAAGTGCGGCCACTCCACCCGCGCCAATCGCAACCGTGAGCGCATCAGGCAAAAGCGCCGCAGGGAAGATGGCAGTCGCCATCGCTCCCGCGCCGCCGCCGCTGCCGCCCTTTGCAATACTTGCAGTCGCAAGGCTTGCGCCGCCACCACCTGCGCCGCCACCGCCCCATGCTCTCATCAGCACGAATGACGGCTGAAAAGATGTCGGCTTGTTCCAGCGACCACCGGGCATCGTGAACGTTTGGATGTCGGCAGGCGTTTCCGCGCCAAGCAGTTTCCACCCGCAAACTTCATCAAACACGATTCCGGACTGCGCGGCGAGCGTACCCGCCCAAAGGTCAACCGTGGTCGTGCCGTCCGTGTGCTGCACCGTCACGGTCTGGCTTGCGCCATCGTTGAACACGGACAGCACCTTGACCGTGCGCTGCGTCGATGACGCGGGCGATGCAACCACATCGGTCGTGGTCGCAGTCGAGATGACGGTATTCGTGCGGGCAGGCGTGACCGTGGTGCCGGAGAGGTCAACGAATGACGCATGAACGGAAATCGTCCCTGCCGATCCCGTCACTACCCGCACCGTGTCTGCCGTCGAGGTAAGCAGAATCACAGCGTCACCACGCCATTACGATGCAATACCCGTCGCCACCAACGCCTCCAGCGCCGCCCGTGCCGGGGTTGTTGCCCGCGCCACCGCCACCACCTGCGCCGCCGCCAAGTCCGCCCGCGCCGCCCGCAGCGCCGTTGGTCGAGGCCGTGACCGTCGAGCCACCGCCACCGCCGCCTTGACCGCCTGCCACGCCGTTAGTAGCCGAGCCGGGACTGCCCGCCGTGGGAGTCGCGCCGCCCGTGCCTGCCGCGCCGCCGCCGCCTAAAGCAGAACCGTTGGCACCACCAGCCGTTGCCACCACGACCGCAGGCGTTGCGCTCCGATGCCCGCCACATCCACCGCCGCCGCCGCCCCACACGGAGCCGCCGCCTGCGAGTCCTCCCGGTGTGCTCGAAGAACCACCGCCACCACCGCCGCCTTCCCAGCCGTAATGCGTGGTCGAGGAGGCATTGGTGCCGGTGATTCCTTGACCGGCGATGCCGGGGCCTGTGCTTGTCGGGACTCCTCCCGTGCCAGCGGTTGAACCTGAGCCGGAACCGCCCGCAGCATGGCACCCACCACCACCACCGCCGCCCGTTGCCGAAGCCGAAATCTGACCTCCCGCACCACCGCCACCGCCGTAGGCCGTGAGGTACGAGCCGAAGGTCGTGTTGCCACCTTGCCCGCCGTTGCCGCCAGCAGCACCCGCAGCGCCCGCTGCGCCCGCAGAGCCGCCCGCGCCGATGGTCACGCTCACCGTATTGGTCAGCGCGTCAGCCGTGAAGATGGCCTCCACGCGACACGCACCGCCCGCGCCTGCACCGCCCTTCGTGACAACAGCCGTGCTCAGGCTTCCACCGCCACCGCCACCACCGCCCGCGCCCCACGCGCGAACCAGAACCACCTTCGGCGTGAAGGCCGTGGGCTTGTTCCAGTTGCCGTTGGCGCTGAAGGTCTGCGTGTTGGTCGGGCGCGTGTTGCCGTAGAGCGTCCAGCCTTGACCATCGGTGTAGACCACACCCGTTTGCGCCGGGAGCGAAACCTGATACAAGTCCACCGCCGTGGTGCCGTCCGTGTGGAGAATCGTGACCTTGTTCGCAGCGGTCGCGGAATCGTTGAACACGATGAGCGACTTGAGGTTGCGCTGCGTCGAGGATGCCGGAGACGCCACCACCGTTGCGGTCGTAGCCGTCGAGATGACGGTATTCGTGCGCCCCGGCGTGACCGTAGACCCAGACAGGTCTACATACGACGCCTGCACATGGACCGCACCAGCGTCACTCGTCGTGAGCCGGATGAGGTCGGACGTGGAGGTAAGGAGAATCACGCTTAACTCAGGGTGATCGCAGCGCCGGTGAAGTCCACCGTGAAGGTTTCACCGCTTGCCATCGTGATTGACGAGCCGTAGTCCCACCAGCCCACAAGCGGGTCACCCGCCACGGTGTCATCGAACAGCACGACATAGCGGAACGGGCCGACAGCGCCAGATGCCGTCATCACCAAGTCCGCAAGGACAAGCGTAAAGGTGCCGCTTGTCTGCGATGCGCTCGTCGTCGTGACGTTGCGCGAGGACAGATTGGTATACGAAATCTGCGTGATATCAGCCAACACGCTGTTGGTCGCAACCGGCGCGGTGTTGGAGAGGGCAATCACGAACTGGTCGGTGCCGAGGTTGGCACCTTCCGGCATGTTTTCAGCCCACGCATTGAACTTGTTGTAAGTAGCCATGTTTACCTCAATTTATCGCCTGTTGATCGCGCACAATCTCAACGCCCGCTGCTCTACCGTCAGCGCCGCGAATAATACGCTTTGGCGCGTACATCGCTTGCATAGCCGTCTGCAAGTACGCAAGCGTCTCGGCGTGTTGCTGTGCCTGCTGTGTCTGCATCTGCTGTAAGCCCATCATAACCTTTTGCAAGTCCCCACCCACAGCCTGCGCCATCTGCTGCGTCTGAGAGGCTTGCGCTTCAAGGTTGGGGATATCCGCACCCGGATTAGCAGAAATACGCGCCACGAGGATTTTCGTCTGCGCGTCGAGATTGGCTTTCCACTTCTCCAACTCGGTCTTGTTCTGCATTTCCTGCGCCTTTAACTGCGCCTCAAACTGCATCTTCTGGGCCTCGGCCTGCTGCTCGGCGGCGATACGCTGCTGCTCCATCTGCAATTTAGCGCCCTCAACTTGTTGCGCCTGCTGCATTTTCGCCTGTTCCAACTGCATCTGAACTTGCGCCTTCTGCTGCTCGACCTGCGCTTGACCCTCTACGGCCTGCTGCTCTGGCGAGGGCTGGCCCTGCGTTGCCTTCATCTGCTCCATCGCCTGCTCAATAGCACCCTCTAGCGGACGCGCCTGCTTGAACGCCTGAACGCCGAACTTCATCAGTTCAGACATTATCGGAGCCATCTCGGGACGGGCAACGGCGACCGGCAACGCCTGTTGCATGAACCCGCCGAACGCCTGCAAGAATTCCATGCGGTCTTGCTTCATCTGCGCTTCGTCAATCTGGACGAGGCTATCCGCAGCAACGTCGATGCGGAAGTTACGCAGCGGGCTGTCCTGCAACAACTCTAGCGCCTGCGGGATGACAGCCTTATCCGCATCGCTCATCTGCTCGGCAGCGGCGTACGCGAGGATGGTCTGCGGCTGGAACTTGGTGCAGATAATCTGCGCCTTCAATCGCAACAGTTCCGTGGCAAAGAGCGCCACATCCTCTTGCATCGACCGCAAGCGAAGCGAGGCGTACTGCCCCTTAATCTGCTGCGCCGTCGCTGTCTCATTCGCCGCAGTCTGACCCCGGATAATGTCCGAAATACCCGTAATCTCGTAAATCTGACCCTTGATTTGCTCACGGGCCTGATAGCATTGGATAAGCGCACCGGCAATTTGATCGATAGGCAGCAGGTCGACCGACCCCTTCAGCCCGCCCTTCTCGCTAAACGCCATCCACTTGTCGACCGGGACAAGCGAATTGTTCTCGCCCTCGGTCAGCAATCGCTGCAAAGCCGGTTGCGATGCGTCATACACGCCGCGAACGCGCAGCGCCTTTACCAGTCCGTCGATGCGGTCGGACAGGATATCCAACTCGGCGGCTTGGTCTTGGTAAAGCGTGAAGTCCGGCACCGGAACCAGCGTGTCGCTCGTCGTGGTGGCGTACAGCGGGCGAGGGCAGGGGAAGAAGCCCTCCAACCCAAGCGGGTCATCGCGCTCGTCGATAATTTGCGGGTAGCCCTTGCAGAACCAGAACACACGCTTGGTGGTCTTGTCCCACAGTTCGCATATCTTGGCGCGGTTGTTTACCCGCTTGCGCTCGTTGTAGGCGTTAAGCGGCTCCGGGCCAGAGTCCAGCGGGATGACCTTTGCCTTGTCCTCGCCAAAACGCTCTACGAGGGCCTCATGGGTCATGTACACCCACCGCCATACGCAGGTCACTTCCTCCCACGTCCGCGCCGTAGAGTGTCCAAAATCCTTCCAATGCACATAGTCAGCAGGGGCGCACTCGTATTCGATGCGCTCCAAATCCGCGCCCTCGACATCCTCGGTCGCCTGCAGCCCTTCATCGCCTACGCCGATGCGCGTAACGTGCGGCTCGTACCGCACCCATGCGATGCCGCGACCGGGGAGGAACCTGTCCTCGACCGCATACCGCATGGCAGAGCGGAAATCGGGGTAATGCTCAATCTCAAAGTCTAGCGCCCGCTCGACAAGCGTAGCCGCTACACGCCCCACCGGATCGTTGTCGCCAAACCGCCGCGATACATCGGCCTTCGGCAACCGGGCGAACACCGCAGGCACAAGCGTCTGGACATTTGACCAGAGGATGTTGAACTTGGCGGTTTCGTTGTTCGTCTGCCCGCGAGTGTCATCGCGGTAACGCTTCAGAATCTTCTTCGCCCGCGCTTCCCATTTGCCAAACTCGGAGTCATACGACGCGATGACGCCGAGCCACTTCTGCACGGGGCTGGTTTCAGGTTCCATGTTGCCCCTCGCGGGTTATCAAGCCGAGAAGATGCCCACAGCGGCGACAGTCACGCCCGCGCCCGTGGTCACACGCCACGCACCCGATGCGCTAACAGCGTTCACCTCTAGGCTATACACGCCGACCGAGGTGTTGGCAGGCATCGTAAAGACCGTGATTGCGTTGTCGAGAATCGTAACCGTCGAGGTGGCAGCGGTGT